TCTTAAAAGTAACTCCTGAAAACTTGGAAGGAATCCCAGAAGCTCGCATGCTTGGCTATCCAGTTAACATTGCAACTGCGACGACTGCCCTTGGTGGTCTTGCTGGATTAGCTGCAGGTATTCGCAACACACCATCTAAACAAGTACCAGGTAAAGGCTATCGTTCACATACAACTGAAACGGTACGTAGCGGATTGACACGCCGTGGTTTGCTCGGTGGAGCAACAGGTGCACTTGCTGGTGCCGCAGTAGGCGCGGCAGTTAACGCTGCTATTGCACAAGCTAATCGTCCTAAATTACCAACAGTCACTGAATATTCAGAAGAAATGCAGTGATAGAATTAGCTGATAACAGATAGTCGTAAACATGGCATTAATAACAGGTAGTGGCGGAGACTACAACGAGAATTATTCACGTCGTGGCAACGCTTCTCGTTTTAACCAACAGGAAGCTCAAAATTTTGCTTCAGATGCAGTTGCCCAAGTGATGGCAGCTCTTGGCGCTGTAGGCCAAGGCATTGCTGGCTTATTTCAAGGAGGTGCTCCTAATACGACTGCAAACAATATTCTGATTACCGGCGATACTCCTAACGATCCACGTATTACTGGCACAACTGAAGACACACGCATTACACAGTCAGGTGGCCGTGGCGGCGGACAAAGTTCTATTCCGGCGATGGGCGCCCGTGGTAACGAGACTGGTGATGTAAGGCGTCCTATTACAGGGACTCAAGTAGAGGTGGCAGACCAAACTCGCCGTGGTAGTGGGCAAAGTTCTATTCCGGCGATGGGTGCTCGTGGTGGTGGCGGAAACAATCCTCCTAACGACCCATCAAATCCCAATGCACGCGGCGGTGCATTAAATAGTTTAGGTAATTTGTTTGGTGGTGAACTTAACGGAGAAGCTGTTAGGCGTAATCTTGGCCGCTTAGGTTACTTAGCACCTGCACTTGGCGCTTTCCAAGATTACACTGAAGGTCAATCCGCACAAGCAGTTGCAGCAGGAGCAGGAGCAGGCTTAGGTGCTACTTATTTAACACGTGCAGCAGGACGTGCTTTAGGTGGTGGCAAAGGCGCCGCTCTTCAGTTAGCAGCTCCATTACTTGGCATCGGTGCGCAAGAGTTAGTTGGTAAGACAGTACAAAAACAACGCCAACGGGAAACTGGTGAAGGAGATCCTAATGCATTGTCTACTCAATTAGGTCGCATTGAACAACTTCAAAAAGTAGGCCTTGAAGGCAATGTTGCATTGATGAATGCAGCTAACTCCGGCGCTAAAGACATGTTGGCCCATGCTTTGGAACAAGAACGCACTCACATGCAGGCGATGTTCCCGATGTTGGAGCAACAACGCAATAATGATGTTGTGCGCCAGCAGCAAATTATGAACAGCATGGGAGCAAACTTTGCGATGCTCGGTAGCATGGCAACAACAGGTAAGCTTGCTCTTGGAGCACAAGCCAATGCTGGTGCCAACCTACGTCAAATGATGACTGCTGCGCCATACGCCAACGCAGTCCTTCAAGCCCCCAATATTAGTTTCTGATAGGTACGAACAATGGCAGGATTTTTTGGTGGGTTATTTGGTGGAGGAGGCCAAGGTGGTTTCATGAACCAGCCTTATGGCGATTGGCGCTCTACTTCAGGAGAAGCAACAGGTAACCCAAATCTCGCTGGTAGCTACGCGGATATTGTTAAGGAATACCAAACGCAGTACGGTGGAGGTGACTCGTTTGATCCGAAAAATCCAACCTCTGTGTTTTCTAAATTAATCAAGGATCAACAAGTACAGACAATGCTTGCCAATGATCCACGTGTTATTGCATTACAAGCACAAGCCTATGTTGATCCCATGAATCAACTGGCGGATAAGGCATCTGAACGCGCAATGAAGGGTCATATTTTTGCCAATGTTTTAAAAGTGCCTGACCGATATGGTGAGGCAATGGCACGTAAGTTTGACTTTATCAATCCTGTAATTCAAGCAATGCAGAATAGCAACACAGCGTCCAAACCATTTAGCAGTAGAATTACTTTTAACGTCTAAAAGAAATACTCATGGCTTATTCTTGGGGATCAATTAATCCTGCTTTTGCTAATCCGGAGTATGGTGTCGGTACCGGAAGTTTTGGAGGCGGCTTCCTTGGGGGCGACGTTCCCGGCCTTAATGTAGGTGGTGGTGCGATGGCTGATTACAGCGGTGGTGCAGCTACCAATGCGTTTGGAGGGGCAAGCGGATTAGGTTCTTGGGGAGGCATGCAAGCTATTGGAGGCATTGCCAATACGCTTCTTAATCAACTTGGTAATGCACAAGGAACACAGGCAGGTCAAGATTATCTTGACTTCCTGGCCGACAAAGAAGATGCCAAATGGGGATCTGCTTTATACGAACGCAATTTAGATATTGCAGATCAATTTAGAATTCCTCGTATCGTTGCCAAAATGCGTGCAAATGATCCAAGTATTCGGCAAGCTGATCGTAGAGCGGATCTCGCAAACTTGGCAGGCAAGTATGGACAACTTGGCGGCTTCCTTGCTTAAATGTTAACGCCTTAAAATAATAAGAAAGAGAGCGCAGTTCATTATGTCTTGGCAGGGTGGGTTAAGTGGTGCCGCTAGTGGTGCGTTATCAGGCATGTCGCTTGGTCCCTGGGGTGCGGCAGCAGGTGGCTTACTTGGTGGACTTGGTGGTTTATTTGGAGGCGGTGGCGAACCTCTTGAATACGGTTTGACACCAAGGGAAGAAGAGCTTCAAGATTACGCTCTTGATCAAGTACGCGCTACTCCTCTTGCAAAACGTAGGATTCTTAATGAAGCACGAAGCCTGAGAGACGCAGGTGATCGTGGCGCATTTGAAGCATATCTTGAATCACAAGAACGAGCATTTAGTAATCCTGAATTTATTCAAAAACGTTTAGCAAAAAGCTACAACAAACCTATTAATTACTACCGAGATAACTTCCAAGATATTGCTAGCAGCTTATACAACCAACAAGGGATTGGTTACACTCCCGAAGACTATGATCGTTTTGCTAATCGAGCTAAAGCAGAAAACATTAGAAGCGGTGCAGCGTTTGAGAATTTACTCAAGGCTGACATGATTGCTAGCGGTAAAGTCATGACTCCGGACCAACAAATGCTCTCCAATATCTTTGGTGCTCCTGAAAGAGACAGCACTGGTAGACTTACTGGTAGGTATGGCACCCCTGTTCTAAACGCATAAGAGATAAACCATGTCAAAATCAAAAACTACAAATATTTTAATTGGTGGCGTAAAGTATCCTATTAAAGGATCTAATATTGGCTCCAGTGAGTTTCAAGCTATTGCCACAGGCACTGGACGGTCTTTACAAGATTTAAAAGACACTCTTGCGAATAAAGGTTTTAATTTAGCTGACAGCGGAAAACAATATTATCAAGCAAATAAAGGAATAATTAATCAAGATACAACTCAGCAAGGTCAAGGCCAAGGAACCAACGCAACAGGAACCCAGGTTACAAATGCTGAATTCCCATGGGATAAATATGCCGGCCTTCAATTACAGTTAGGAGAGCTTCAAAAAGGCACAGCTACTGAAAGCGAAAGAATCAGAGGAGAATCTAACGTAGAGATTGCAAAAATTCAAGCAGGTGCGTCTAATTATGGTTACGATCGTAACCTTGAAGGAACCAAGTACGCTGCAGATTCTGAAGAACGCTGGCGCGAAGCAGTCGCCATTATTGAAGGTGACAAAAAAGCTAGGCTTCAAGAAATTATTAACGCCGGTTTGAAAGATGTGGCGGATATTGAAGGAAGCTACTCACTTAAAAATGTCGAGAAGAAAGGCGAGTGGGATTACAAAACCATGGGCCTCAAAACAGAAGCAGACAAAGATATTGCCAGAATGGATGCCAATCAGAAAATGTATAACCTCCTTGGCATTGCTTTTGGTTAAGGCTGTTTATAATACTTAGAGACCTACACATTGGTTAATAGCAAATGGCTGCTCCGACAACTCCCGGTAACGCACTTACGAACACCGGCACTGATACCGCTACTAATTTTGACCTGAGTAACTTTGAGAAGCTTCTTGAGCGTCTTGAAGCATCTAAAGGTCGCCAACAGCGCCAGAAGTCTGTTGAAGGTCGTCGTGACATCTTCCAACAGGGTCTCGCCAGCATGATGTCCAACTTCTGATCTTGAGGCAGCTATAAGCCATGTCAACGTTGCCTCCCGGCCAAGTTAATAAAACAACTGAGGACGACCCGTTTGATATTGACAAATATCGACAGGCCGCTGAAGTGGCTTATAGTTTCTCCAAGAAAAAATTAGAAGATGCTGGATCCCAAGAACGTAAAACCATCGGCAAAGGTGCGACAGAACAACGCACTTCTGCAGAACAAGCCCAGCAGTTTAAAGACACCGAAGAAGCTCGAGACTACAACCAGGCGCAACGAGGATATCGATATTGAGTTATTTGACCAATGGGTCGATAACTTAACATCCTCGGATCAAGATGCATTTTGTAGTTTTGCCGAGGAAACTTTCTCGGTGATTGAATGCTATCTCTATGCCAGATTCCTTGGCTATGGAGGTAGTATTTCTGCATGTGATCTATGGGTTAAATCTCATTACAAAAAGCCTGATCATCGCAAGAAACTCCTCTATGAAATTGAGGAGATGCAGGAAGACATTCGTAAGTTGCGAGAAGACGTTGATAACGGCGTTGTTAAACGTGATGCTGGTGTAGCACGTATCGCTGGTATGCAAAAAGAACTACGCGGCACGATTGCACAGATTGAGTTATTTACTTCTAGCCGTGACCGCAAAGGCCTACTAATGGCTGGCGCCGATCGCGCACTACGTGAATTACAAATTATCTTTAAAGACGATCCAATTGAAATTCCCCTGGAAGAGGCATCCATGAGTATTTGGGCCAAAATGCAATACGAAGATAGCTGAGTTAAAATACACAAATGATGAACCAAGCGCAACCCAAAGCTGCCCCTGGTCAGATGCCAGGAAATGATGCAACGCTTGCCGGTAGCCTTGGTGCGGCTGTGCAAAGGTTGCAGGAGAATCGCAATCGTTTTGGTGGCCGACGTGTCTTACAAGGTGCTCCCATTGGCGGCGAGGCAAAAAGCCCTACGGAACAAGGCGCTGAAGTACTGAGTGCCGTTGCAGAAACACGAAACGAACAGAATGGAAACCAACCGCCAGCAACTTCCCCAAATTCTGGCACACCTCAAGGAACGGGAAGCACGCAACCAGGACAACAGCCCAATGTCGGACAAAGACAAACACCAAGCAGCCCTGGGCAAGGCACGTCAGTACCAAGCACAGAAGAGGAAAAACAAAAACGTCAACGAATGAAGTAGTATTCAGTTATTAGCTGATTACTTATCGTGCCTGCATATCAACATCTTGCATATCGACGTAACGCGCAAGCTGCTGCACGCAGGCAACAAATTCGTGTACCACGTAATCTTGAATCACTAAAGAAAGCAAGAGAAGATTTTGGATACTTTTGTGATTATGTAGCGGATAAACCTCCTGCACAACACCATAAAGAATGGCATCGTCACTTTGTTACAGGCGAAGATAGTGCGTGTCTTTTAAAGATTGCAGGACCAAATGTTGATCTTCTGGCACCACGAGGTTCTGCTAAGTCCACAATCTTAGGTTTGTTTACAGCATGGGCTATTGGTCTTCACACACAAGCCAAAAAGCCACTACAGATTCTTTATCTTTCTTACACGGTTGATATCGCACGTTCTAAGTCGGCAACCATTAAACGCATCATTGAAAGCAAACGATACCAAGAAGTATTCCCAACTGTACGCCTTCTTAAGAACGTAACCAGTAATGAGTACTGGTCTATCGATCATAAGTTTGCTGGTATTGACACCACAGGTGAAGAACAATTTACGCTCTGCGCTGCGGGCCTTAAAGGCTCAGTGACCTCCAAGCGTTCACACCTGGTCATTATTGATGACGCCATTAAATCTGCTGCAGATATCTCTAACCCTGACATCCGTAAACAAATGCAAGACAATTGGAATGCTGTGATTGCACCAACGATGTTTGAAGGTGCTAGGGCTATCTGCCTTGGTACGCGCTTTAGGCATGATGACATTCATGCAACAACATTCAATACACAAAACAACTGGCTTCAGATTGTATTGTCTGCAATTCTTACGGATCCCAAAACAGGAGAAGAAGTTTCTTACTGGCCTGATATGTGGTCACTTGACTACTTAAAAGAAAAGAAACGACAAGCACCAATTGCTTTCTCGTTCCAGTACATGAATCAAGTCGTCAGACAAAATGAATTGTCCCTGGCGCCAGAACTAATTGTTAAGGCGGAGATTGCAACTGAATTTGATTGTCTTGCTGTAGGGGTTGACTTATCTGCTGGCACAAAAGAAAAGAATGACTACACAGTGATGGTCTTAGGGGGACGCATTGGGGATCGTATTCATGTAATCGACTACCGTCGATTACGTGTTATGGGAAACCTTGAGAAACTTGATGCTCTCAAAGAACTCCTTAACGATTGGAACATCATTGGTCAAGACGATAATGGCAATTATTACCCAACGTACTCAACGTGTGACATTTATTCAGAAGCTGTGCAATACCAAGCTTCTTTAGAGGCCGACTTTAAACGTGTCTGTTTAACCAATGAAGGACTTTATAATTTGAATTGGCACCCCGTCAAAGGATTCCGAGCCGATAAATTGGCACGTTTTCGTGGCTGTATGGGTTTGTTTGAAGACCGTAAACTCATCTTTAATCGGTATCGCAACTTTACCGCGATGTTTGAAGAGTTGACTAACTTTGGTGTCAGTAGTCATGACGACTGCGTAGATGCTTTGGTCTGGATGATTAACGGATTAATGCGAAAAGGAAAACTTCATGTTGATTACTAAACCTTAGAATTAGAAAAAAGCGAAGCTGGTTGTGGGGCCTGAGTACATTGCCATTGGTTTAACGGCCGTTGTGTCCGCAATTACCGGTGGCAGTTGGGTCGCAGGTAAAATTCTTGGCAGACAAAACGACCAGATCCAGCAAGCTTTTAATTACATTGGTTCGCAAAAGCGAAGGATTGACGTTTTGGAAGACGACCTAAAGCGAATGCCCCTGGAGTATGTGCTTAAAGTTGACTTCTTAAGAGAAATCCAACAAATGCATGACAACTTCAATCAAATCAACAATAAGCTTGATAAGCTTATGGAGAAACTTCTTTCAACAAAATGAGTTACATCCTCGAGGTCCAGGAGAACGAAAACGGCGATCAATATATCACGTTTCCAGATGAAGTAATCGAAGAGCTTGGTTGGCAAGAAGGCGACGTCCTTAATTGGGATGTCCGTGGCACTGGTATTATTATCACCAAAGTTAATGACGCGGCTGGTTACGAAGTTATAGAAGAGTAGAATAGTTCCAACAGCAGAAGTATTTAGAGTGCAAAACTATCTTACGCAACCTGGTGGTTTTTATGGCACTGGCTTAGGTAACTCAGGTGCAATGGCGGCAAGTCCATTTGATCCTCGCTTTCAAATTCCGGGTGCAAAAAATAAGGACAAGCCCATTCTTCCCGGTGAGAATCGCAAGAACATTGATGACGTTTATGGCCCAGGGCAGCCGCAGCCAATGCCAGGTGCACCAGGATTCCCTCAGCTTCCGATGGCAGGTAGTCCGTTTGGTTCCAGCAATCTTTACGGAGCAATGGCACAGATGGGTGGACGCTATGACCCAAGTGCTCCAGGGAATGGTGCGGCGATGAGCTATTTACCCAATGGTGCAAACGCAGCAAACGCAACGTTTTATCGCGGCACTTTACCCGCAGGTTTTTCGAATATGACGGTTTCTTAAAACCTGCTAGTATTACTCAATAACCAAAGCAAATAATGGCGGACGCTAAAGCCAGACTTCAAGAAATTGTCAACGCTTATCTTGATCGAGATAGTGGCGTTGTTGTAGACACAGGCATTGTTGCGTCCCATATTGCACAGATGAAGCTCTTTGGTATCCGCCAAGGAGTTGAGTTTTTTCCATCCCAAGATAACTTTGGTTCACAGCGTAAAGACTTTCTTGATCGCGTTTGCAAATACAACAAGCTAGATACGAGACTTGATTCCATTTGGGAGTATTTTATCTGTGATGGCCAAGGACTTTTTTACATCCGTCCTACTAAAAATAATTACCGTCTGTATTACTTCCGTAAGCACGAGTATCGTTCCTATTACAACGTTGATGGCGAATTGGATGAAGTTGTAATTATCTACAGCTATAAAGTCCGCAAAGCCATGAATGGCTTTGGTGACATCCAGATGAAGAGCCTTACAAATACTCCAGGCGTTAACAACGCTTATAGCCCTGGAGCAAAGAGATACATTCGTCTGTCAATCAAGGCAGATTTAATTGAGGAGACTCATTCTGAATCCGAACTCAACTTTGATATGCCCACGTACACCTTGACGGGTGATACCAAGAAGTTTCCAAATACACTCAACTTTATTCCATGTGTTGAAATCACCAACAATCCTCAGGGCTTTTCTGCAGAAGGACATGGTGATTTTGACGCATTAGCCAATGCCATTTGTACGCACGATGAATTGATGCGTACGATGCGCAAGAACATCACGTTCTTTGGTAACCCAACGCTGTTGTCATCGCGTCCTAAAACCGACCTTATGGAGTCCGGTGGTGACATGGCGATTCAGCGTCCTTCGATTGCCGCTAACTCAGGGTTTGCTAGCCAATCTCCCATGAGTGCGTCCATGTTCAAGGCTGATCCAGTCAGCCGTGGTATGGAAGCACAAATCAGAGTGCCACGCGTTATTGCAAACCTGGAACCAAACGATCGCGTTGGTTACATTGTTCCCGATGCAATTACGGGAGATCAAAACGCATTTGGTCGGCAGTATCGAGAAGAGATCCGTACGGCACTCGGTGGTGTTGACGAGCTTTCTATTTCCGCTGGCGTTACCGCAACTGAATACAAATCACTGTTCGGTCGTGTTGCGGCAACCACCAAGAAGAAAGCAAATGCAATTTATGAACACGGTATTTGCCGGTGTTTTGAATTAATTATTTACCAAGAAGAACAAATCTTTAAAACAACGCTAGCTCAAGCTGCAAAACTTGAGAAGCCAGTTGCACTTGAACCTGGTGCACCTCCCGAGCAACAAGAGATGTACAAGCAAGCCATGCAAATGTACGAGCAAAAGCTCAAACAAATCATGATGGCATGCATCGAAACACAGATGATTCCGCCTAATGTGGTGGGGTTAATTCCAGACGGAGACATAACAGTTTTATGGCGTTGGCTAGGACCTGTTTATGAAGACTCTACGCAAGACATTCTTAACAACTCAATTGTTGTAAGAAACCTTCAAGAGTTAGGGGTTGATAGCATTGAAGCACTGAAATATCTTTTCCCATCTAAAACAGATGAGGA